CAATTAAATAAAGAATATAAAATATCTTAGAAGGCTCGGCGTGTCGGACTTGACAAGTCGGAGAATATAGGGTAAAGTATATTCTACAAGGTTTGATTAGGTAGTAAGTAGGTGGGTGGGTTTGCCTTCCTAGTAGTGTCGGCGGGTGCGCTGACCGAGGGCTCTTAGCCACTTACTCACTATCTAATCAAGCCCCTAGTGAGAGGAATAATAGTGTCGTATAACCCCTATGGGGTTAGCGGTAGCATTATCACACCCCCTAGAGATGTTCGTTCCGCCCCTGCGTGGTTAGGTTCACGCTCTAAGCGGTTCAGCAACCTAGAGGTGCGTGATAAAGAGGGCAATTTAATCGTGGCTATCGAGGATAGTCAAGCGGTTAAGTTGGCGAGGCGAACTATTAAGAACGCCAAACCTAAGCCCGACACTACCCCTAAACCTTTAAGTGCTGATGAGTTGCGTAGAATTGCGCTTGATGAGCGCAAGGCTCTAATGGCTAGTCTATTGGCTAGACCTGCTGAGAACTACCTATAATTGTAAGATAGTCCTAGCCGATAGGTTCGGTATGCTTAGGGTTCGATACCCTACTAGGACACGCCATAAGTCAGAACTTGACTTGTAGCCCTGAGTATGCTATACTTAGGTATAACTTAATAGAGAGGCAATAAATGGCTAAGATAACCTTAGACGCTTATGACCCTGAAGGTCGCTTAATTGCTAAGTGTAATTCAGATGATTACGGCGCACCATTACTAATGAGCCTTCACGGAGAAGGTTCTACGATTAGAGTGGGTAAGAAAATTGTTTGGCTAGAAGGTGCTGACGGCGAAGGTGCTGAGAGTTATGACGGCACTATCGAAAAGATATTTAAGAGATTAGACTAGTGGCTTGACTATCCTTTAAGGGTATGGTATCCTTAAAGGGTAGCCTAATCACTAGATTAGGAGTTGGAGATAAGATGGGTTATTATACTAAAGTGTATGATAAGACTTGCGTGGAGTGTGGTGCTAAACTATACTCTGATATAGCGATTATCCTTCACACTTGCGACAAAGACAAGGAGAACTAATGGAGATAATCCAAGAGTTTAGCGTAGATAGCGTGGCTACCTACCTAAGCACTTATTTTGGTGAGATATTGAGATATGGCTACCACATAGAACACTTGTTCTAATGGCAGTAATCGCTATCACCCTAAGAAGTATCAAGTTATTCCGAGAGCGTAAGTAATCGTGGATAACATAGTAGTAGAATTAACTAGAGATGAACTAGAACTTATTAGAACTTCTCTAAGAACACAAGCGAACTGGTATGATAGAGGCGACTTTAAGGGTATGGCTTTATCTGCTGACTTGCTAAAGAATAAGATTAGTGATATAATAATCGAAGTATCGAGTAAAGTAAGGAGTTGATATGTCTGAGGATATAGAATTAGTAGAGTGTTCTAATTGCTCTAGTGATTATACACCTGACGAACTAACTGCTACTCGTAGCGGTGATGTATTGTGCGAGGATTGTCGTATCTATTGCGACAGGTGCGAGGAGTATGACTACGCTGATAACAGTAGATATGTTAATGGCTACGGCACTTATTGTGAAGTATGCGCTGATAACTATACCTTCTGGTGTGAGAGTTGTGAGGAAACTTACTCGGACAATGATAGCAGTTATGAGGTTGCTGATATTGGTGTCTATTGGTGCGAAGGTTGTTGCCAAAGTAATGCTAATTGGTGTGATAGTTGCGACCATTATACTAGGTCAGAGTGCGGGGATTGTGGTGGTGGACAAGTTCACCAATACTCTTACAAGCCTAACCCTATATTCTATGGTGAGGATAAGAATAAATTACACTTCGGTATAGAATTGGAGATGGAGATTAGAGATGGTGAACTAGTAGATAGTTCAGAATATATTATGGAGATGATGGGCGACTTCGTATATCTTAAAGAGGATAGCAGTATAAATAGTGGTGGATACAAGGGGTTTGAGATGGTATCTCACCCTGCTACCTTAAATTACTTCACCGACAATAAGAACTTATGGACTACGCTAGACTATCTACGCAGGGTTCATACGGCTAGGAGTTGGGACGCTAAGAGTTGCGGACTTCATATCCATATAAGCAGGGCAGGATTTAAGGGTGGCGCACACACGCATAGGTTCTTATCCCTTATCTATAAGAACTCAGATAAGATGATGAAGTTAGGTGGCAGAAGTTCTACCTATGCTAAGTTTAGTGATGTGTATAAGTATGATGAGTATGACCGACCATACTTTACACTAGCACACAAGGTAGCCAAGCCTGACGATAGTATGACCGAGAGATATTCTGCGGTGAATACGCAGAACCAACACACCCTAGAACTTAGGTTCTTTAGAGGGACTACCAACCCCGAAGGTGTGCTTAGTGCTATACAATTAGCACACGCAACAGTAGAATACACCCGAGAACTTACCCTATCAGATGTTAAAATGGGTGCTTTAACTTGGGAGTGGTTTGCTGATTGGATACAAGCCAACAATGGTAGGTATCCTGAACTCTATACTCGTATGAGTAGAGTAGATAAGTTAGTAATCAATAATCAAGAGTTAGTCAATGCGTAAGAGAGGAGTTATGTATGTGTTTATTAGTGGTGTGTAATCCTAATTCCACACCGAGTAAAGATGAACTTACTACTGGTGCTTGTAAAAACCCACACGGATTTGGGTTCGCAATAGATACTGGTAGTGGTATTATATCTGAACGCAGTATGTCTGCTAAGAAGTCTATCGCTAGGTTCTTAGAACTTAGAGAGCAGTATCCTAATGGCTACGCTATGTGGCACGCTAGGTATGCTACTCACGGAGTTAAGAACGAACTTAACTGCCACCCATTTAAGATAACAGGTGAGCACGATACTTACTTAGCGCACAATGGCGTGTTAGATATTCTAATTCCTAAAGATGACAAGCGTAGCGATACTCGTATCTTAGCAGAGGAATTACTGCCACGACTAGGCGGTGTGTCTGCGTTAGATGATGACTATCTATATGATATGATGAGTTCGTGGGCTAGCGGTAGCAAGGTAGCAGTTATGACCAATGACCCTAGCGCACAATACAAGATGTATATTATCAATGAGAACGCTGGTAGTTGGGACGACAATGGTATATGGTGGAGTAATAACTCTCACAAACCTACACCAACTTACGATTACAAGGATAGTGTGTATGATATAGTAGTAGCAGACAAGCACTTCGAGCCTAGTGCCTATGAGGACAACAAGTTCGAGTGTCCTAACTGTAATGCGTTAATAGATTTATGGGAGAGTGAACTCTACTGCTTGATGTGTGAGTGTTGCTTTGATTGTAGCGCACAGTTCTTAGACTGCCTATGCTACAACCCTAATGCTAAGGGTATGATAAGAGATGAGTATGGATTTATTGACAACAAGTGGTATAGTAAAGAGCCACTTGATTTCTAGAATTGGTAGTGATATAATCACTATCGATACCAACAGATACCACTTGGTAAATTGCCAAGCGGATAACAATGAAAGGTAACACAATGACAACCACGACTATACAAGTAGAGGACTACTTGGCTAGCATATCACTAACACTTGCTGACTTAGCAGATGAACTTGCTACAGTTCAGTTTGATGTAGATAGCGTCAATGGGTATGAACCTAAAGGCACTATCCTAAAAGCACTACCAACACAGTCTAGGTTCAAGCCTAAGTCTATGTGGGTATCACTAGGTAACGGCAAGTATCAACACTTGACTGGTGAGAAGGGCTTAATCGCCAAGCACTCACGCCTAGAAGGTTATACTTCAGTAGTATTCCGCCCATAATAAACTAGTTAATTGTGGGTGGGGTTATTGCCCCACCTACACCAACATAGAGAGGACACTATGCTAGAGAATTATACTTGGACTTCATATATTAGGAAGCAAGATACAGAACACCTGTCAGATGAGGAGATTAAAAAGATGACAACAGAGTTAAGTTCAGCAGTCAGTCGTATATGCTTTGAGTATGGGATACACAACTGATGGCTAAAGGTATGATAGATTTATATTTATCTAACGATAAAGACTTAGATGTAAGCAAGGGGTTATGTGTTAAGCACGACGACCCTGACTTGTGGTTTGCTGGCGAGGTAGATTTAACCGACCCAAACAGTAGCGTTAATACTAATTCGCAAGCAACCAAACTAGAAGTAGAGAAGGCTATCGTAGCCTTATCAATATGTAAGAGTTGTCCAGCCAAAGACAATTGCCTAGAACTAGGTAAGCGTGGCGATCAAATATACTTCGGTATATATGGTGGCACTATGGCAGGAGAACGATTGCTTATGGTAGGCAGGTCGATGAAGAACTCTACCAACAAAAACAAACTTGCCTTCGCCACGAAGGTTCGTAATACTATGAGAGAGCGAGGCATAAGTGGAGAGTAAGCAGTATAGAATTACAATTAAAACACCAGCAACCCTAGTGTATTATGTATCGGAGTATGATATACACAAGGCAATTGACCTAGCAATAGAAGCACCATATCAGGAGTGGGAAGTATCTGAGTTTGAGATGCCACTTGGTTCTGATGTGGACGCACAAGAAATCTAGAGAGGAGAGATATAATATTAAAGTTCATAGCATTTAATATAGTGGTTGCGTTTATGCTTACCATAAGTAGTAGCCCACCTATATACACCCTGCTATTTCTTTTAATTCTATATTTCGTAGGTGCTTTATTATGAGAAGAATATTTGTGTTAATACTTGGTATAGGTATAGTACTTATGCTTGGTATCAGATTTGCTACGCCAACTGGTCAACCAACACCAACACAGGAGAATGTTGCTGAAGGCTGGACAGTAATGGATAGCAAGGCTTATGCTCAAGATCAACTATACGAGTGGAAACATAAACAATGGTCGTGCCTTAATAAACTGTGGACTAAAGAAAGCAATTGGAGACCCAACGCATACAACAAAGTAAAAGTTATGGGTAAAAATGCTGGAGGTATTCCACAATTATTAGGGCTCGACCCTAAAACACCAGCACCACAACAAATAGATCGTGGGTTATCTTATATATACAACAGATATCTCACGCCTTGTAAAGCGTGGGAGTTCTTTACTAAGAAGGGATACTACTAATCAAAAATCGCAAACATATAACAGAACTTAAACCTGATTACAAATCCGCTATGGATATCAGAGGTAGAGCCACTACCGTCTGTCCTTGTGGTTGTAATATATGGAACTTAAAGACTGTGTTCGATGATGAGACTGGTGATATAGATATGTACTTCTTAGATATGGAGTGTGCTTTATGTGGCACTCTTGCAACAGCACCAACACCAGAAGATAGTGAGGAACTATAATGCCAACCTATTCATACCGATGTCTTGACGATAAGACACTAACAGAACTAAGTCGTAACGTTGATGAACGAGATGACTTAGTTGAGTGTCCGCAATGTAATAGAGAAATGACAAGAGAATACCAAGCCAACCCAGTTCATTTCAAAGGGACAGGGTTCTATTCAACAGGAGGATAATGAACGAAGAACAACTCTTTAGTATGCTTAAAGATGAATACTATCCTGACCTGACTATGGTTAGTAATGAGTATTCAAACTTTGATTGCGTGTCAGAGCGAGAAGATTTATTTATAGAGTTGAAGTGCAGGCATACGCATTACGACGATTTACTTATAGAGAAATATAAGTATGATACTGTAATTGAACAGGCTAATATAACTGGCAAGACCCCCGTGTATATCTGTTCAACCCCCGATGGAATATGGGAGTTTAATCTTGACACCATTAAGATTAAATGGGAAGATAAAGATAATCTTCCAAGGACTACGGAGTTTGACGACACCGAAAAAGTAGTTAAAACCGTAGGTTTTTTGCCTATATCTAAGGGTAAGAAACTGTTCGCTGAGTTCTATGACGAAGACGAAATGACTGAGTTCGCAATGAACGATAGCGATACAGATTTATGGACTGATGGAGAGATAGACTTTGATCCAGATGATGGATACTATTCTTCTTCTTCTTGAAGTTCAGCAGCAGAACTGTCAACATCATTGTATGGTTTATAGCCACCAATTTTGTTGACAAGTCTGCGTATAGCACGCTTCAATCTCATTCGTGCTGCACTATCAGTACCAAGTTCTAAGTAGTTTGCTATCTCACCGAAGTCTAAGTTCTCTGCAAAGCGTAAGAAAATAATTCTTCTATCATCTTTGTTTAACTTCCAATAACCTGAGTCAACTTCTAACATCATTATAGTTAGGTTGCCACCTTCGGCGGGAGCAGACGGCCTACCTGGTCTACCAAGATTTAGTTTATGTGTAACACCATACTCACCACGTAACACAGGTGGTAGCAATGCTTCAACTATTTCAGGTTCATAGTAATGAACATCAGTAACATCATAGCCAACAGACTTTGCTTTCCATCGTTGGCAATAATCTAATGCATCATTGCGAAGAGAACGATAGATTAAATTCTTAGCATCCTTCTCACCTATCGCTTCCCAATCTTTAAGTTTGTTTGGGTGCTCCGTAAACCATTGATACAGCGATTGTCTTATGTCCTCTAACTCTACCATAGGAAACTTTCTATGGTACTCAGAAGCAACCGCTGTTACAATGTAGTCCCACTTCTCAATACTATCCCAGTCCAATTACTTCCATACCTTCTTATCAAATACGAATGAACCATCCATATTAACTGGAACCAACTGTGGTATAACCTTATTCCCATCTACATATAAGACACCGAAACCTTTGTGCCACGTAAACAAGCCACCTCTAATATACTTAGCAAACTTAAAGTCCATTAAGCAACCAGTCTCTAATCCCCATACAGTCTTAGGTGTGCCACCAAAGTACGACTGAGTGTAATGTGTCAAGCCAGCACGGTGCGTATGACCACACACAACAGACATACCAGCACGTTTGGCTAGTCCAAGTGCGGTAGCACCAGCAGTAGGTTGCACATTACCCTCGTCGCCGTGCAATAGCAACCAGTTAGGTGCTAATTCATATGGCTTTTCGTGGTATGTAATACCTAAGTCATCAAGTCTTAAGAAGTTCTTTAACTCTAACTCAGGTAAACCAGCAAGTCCTGGCGCTCTCATTTTAATTGTATTAAATAATCTATCAGTATGATTACTTCTAATCATATGTTTAATCTTTAATGATTCAAGCACACGATGAGTCTCATCTCTATCTCTAGCAATAGACTTCTCGTGTTCAAGATCGGTACCCTTACTCCACTTTGAGATAGTCTGCATATCCATCTCATCCCCAACAGATACCACCTCATCAGGTTTATATTTCTTTATGAAATTAGACAGTGCTGAGACTGCCTTCCTATCGTGGTACGGTACCTGTAAGTCAGATACGCAGACTATAACCTTCATTTGTCCCACTTTCCTCTGAGTACTAGCAACCCTATGATTGCATAGTTTGCCATATCCTTGAAGGAATCTTCAATGGACTCGTGCTCTGGGTTCTTACCGCTATCAACTAAATTATTTATGCGTGCTAACTTATCGTGCATACGCACACGCAGTCCATTGATGGCACCACCAGGTGCATCAGCAATATTCTTTGGGCCGTAATCCTTATGTTTAGTTAACAATAGATCTAATAGTTCTTGGTATGTTGCTCCAACTGCTGACTCAAAAGAGGTACTGTCAGGGTAACTACGAGTCTCCCATCCATCTTCTGTACTTGACTTATATGGAAACCTTGTTCCTCCAAGTGGATTATAATCTGCCATTCTTCACTTCCCCTCTTCCAGTAATTGCTTGAGTTCATTATCTATTTCCATCATCTGCGATTCGATTATCATTTCCTCTACTATATCTTTGATTGCTTCGGGCTGTGTCTCTGCCGTAAACAATGTCATATATGTAGACTGGGTTATAGTCTTGATCTGATCTGGTTTGTCTGCATATTTATACAGGCACCTAAGCAATGAACCTATCATTAACCTAGCCCCATTGGGTAATACTAGTGCGGGATCAAACTCATCATCATCTTCTAGCAAATGATCTGTTGCCTCAAACACATTAGCAAATCTCTCACCGCATTCAGGGCAAGGCGGTATACTTCTATCCATTTAATCCAGCCCTCTCTCTAATGTAATCAGAACCATACTTTACATATGCACTGTTCACATCTTCTCCGTCTGGCAATTGCACGACTGTGACTGGCAACTCCCTTGCGAGACTATTGGCAAACTCTTTGCCTGGTTGATCTCCATCTGCAAATACATATACTCTTTCAAAGTCTGCGAGTAATCTTGTATAATGTTTCTTCCAACTGTTAGCACCAGGTACGCCGACGCAAGGAATGCCAACACAACTAGACAAAGTAACTGTATCCAATTCACCTTCACACACTCCTATAAAATCGCCTGCTCGTTCTATATCTAATACATTATACATCTTGGTCTCAGCCCCAGTCATACCCATATACTTAGGTTCAACTGCTGGGTTAAGAGATCTAAATCTTAAATCAACTACACCACTCTTCGTAATATAAGGGATAGATAGCCTGCCAGTAAATGATTCGTGTCCTATCTCAGGTTCCACGACTACGCCGAATCGCGCCAGACGTGCTGCTTCCATTGATATACCCCTGCTTCGCAGGTAATCTTCTGCCTGATAAATGTTTGCCGCGTACTTCTGAACTGCCTGTCCCAGTAATTCTTTCTGCGATTGACTTTGCTTCACGTATATCTACCCTTTCTTGCTGTGCGACAATTTGTAAACTGTTACCTTGGACTCCGCAGGCGAAGCATATGTATATGTTATCGTCGAGATTAGCACTTCCTGATTGGTGAGTGTCGGAGTGGAAAGGGCATTTGAGATTAACCTGCCCGTGTCCTTGTCGGACTTGTGCTCCGTAGTGTATAAGTATTTCTCTGATACTTGGTAAGTCATTTGCCTGCCCTCTTAGTCCATTGTTCAAAATCTTCCACCACCCAAGCCTTGTCTATTCCTGCCTGTCTACGTTTAACTATAACAAATTTATATGGTACTTCTTTTAATCCTCTAGCCTTAGCATAATTCTCTGCCTCAACCTCTGCCTCACGCCAGAACTGTGGTAAGTCTAACTTTTTTGTTGCCTTTAACTCTAGTATGTTTGCTGCTCCATCTAAGAAAGCAACAACATCACCCTCATCTTTAGCACCAGCCTTGGTTAATCTCTCAGCCAGTATATCCTTGGAGCGTAGCCACTTAACTACACTAGTCTCAAAGGTAGCACCTTTGCGCTTACCGTATGCACTCATTCGCACTCCAAGCAATAATTATATACACGAATGTTTGGTATATACATCACGAACTGTCTGCCACAATGAAAACAATTAACAGATGTCCATTCATTATCTACAAAGTAAAATGGATTTCTAATTCTTAGTTTCTTACTCACGCCAATCCACCTTAGGATACTTAGTAAAGTTAACAAAGAAAAATAAGAAATCAAATCTGTTTACCCAAGCAACTACTTGGGCTGAATATCCTATCTCCAGATCTAAGATAGGATATCTTTCATAGCCTACACCAAAACAATGGATAGTATTAAGCCCAATAGTAACAGATCTTCTACCTATATCTTTGGTGGGCATATCAATGGTTCTCTGGAATATCGTCAACAAACATATACTCAGGGTTGAATGCAATCCAAGTCATTAGTCCTCCACCTGCGTCTGCTCTGCCATATCTATTCTTAACTGGAGCAACACCCATTGAAGTTCCGACAACACCAAGTGTACATATAAGCGCTGGAAGTTGTGCCACTTTACCTTGGATAGCAGAGCGTGGCTGACACGGTGACCCAAGCACAGCCTCACTAGTGTGATGAAGAACGACAACAGCCGAATTGGTAGCACGAGCAAGATACTTTAACTCCTTCATAATAGCACGCATTGAAGCAAACTCTTCGCCACCATCTGTGGCTACATCCATTAAGTTATCTACTATAATAAGTGTAGGTGAACAACCCCATAGTTCTTCAAAGGCTTGAACTTCCTCATCAATATCTTGTAGTGTTGGTGCTGATTCAAATGACCAGACTATATGGCTACTCTTAGATAGAGTAGCCTTAGTCCAACCAACATCAGTATGTAGCATCCCCTCTACATCTGTTTGGTTTTTTCCCGAAATCATAGACGCTAATCGCATAGCCATAGTATGTGCATTAGTATCGGCTGAGATATAAAGTGTTGGCACTTTCATCTTCAACGCTAACGCTAGTGCTAGTGTAGACTTTCCCACTCCTGGTGCTGCTGCGAACATAGAAACTTCAGAGCGACGGATGATGATCTTATTTGATTCGAATGCCTTAAAGCAAGATGGTAATGGTTCCCCACCAATACTGGCACGACCAACTGATCTGACAAGTGTACGCATCCTAGTTCCTTTCTAGTTCCGAAAAAAGATTTGTGCCAGTCTTTTAGTTTACTGGTTTGCATTGGTCAGGTGTTCCTTGTGGTGAAGGACAAGACCAGAATGCATATGGTTTACCGCTTGCTTTACTGATTCCCTCTCGCCATATACGGGCTCCGTGTTTGCATACGGGTGACGCTGTACCTGACGCTGCTGAGACTGGGGTTGGAGCGGAGTAACTCGAGGGCCTTGTGCTTGTAGTGGAACTCGATGTCGAGGACGGGTTTAGAGCGTATGAACCTACGATCTTTTGCTGAGTAGCAGCAATCTGTGTAGAGTAATCTCCTACGCCTTCTAACAATACTGATAGTTCATCAGCAGTATTAGCACGTACGTTTATCATATCACCTGACGGTGTCTTGTAGGAAACTTGTAGTTTCCAGTCTTCATTTGCCATTGTTTCTCTCATTTCTTCGAAGTGAACTGACAGTGTTCTGTTAGCCCACAACGATTGCAGTTGTTTGTATTAGGGATAAATATACCAGCCTTGCGTGCCTTATCAAAGGAGGCGACAAGGTATTCAAGTTTCTCTTCTGTATAAGTACTAAGGTCTACCATACTAGAGGTGCCTTCTTGTCTTGCCATCCAGTATGCACCATACTTTACATCTATACCTAAGACTTGTTTAAGCCCTAGTTTATAGAAGCCAAGTTGTAGAGTAGAAGTTGGGGTCTGTTGTGAAGTCTTGAGGTCAACCACGACCAACTCACCATCGACTTCAAACACTCTATCGAGAACCATCTTCACTGGCACGCCAGCAAAAATAGGAGTCAACCCCAACTCTATGGCGGGTGCGCCTTCAGGAGTGAACCAAATCTTCCAGTTATGATTAGCCTTACGCCAATCAATATAAGACTGAACCCACTCAGGTCCTGTCTGTTGCCAGAAATCTATGTTCTCTCTATTAGGAAATGCTTTAGATGTTCTACCGCCTACACGTGCAAAGGTTAAGTCAACACCTTCCGACTCTTTAACCCAGGCCTTATCCCAGAGACTTTGAGCGGTGAGCACTTATTGCCTCCTTAAGGGCTAGTTTAGCGTGTTGTAATCCAATGAGTTCGGTTTCATCTACAGTCTTATCAATAAGTGAATTGATAGAACCAATAGCAACGTTCCAAGTTTCTTTCAATCCATCTTCATAACGTTCACGCATAATTTGATTATAGGTTTCCCACTTTATAGTAGTGATACCACCCTCTTCATTAACAATACTAATCATAGGTTCTCCAAATCCCACATCTCGGTAGCGGTATGAAATGATGAGCCACCTACTGACCATACAGATGGTGCCTCAGGTAATTGTAACAGTCGACCTAGGTAATACTGGTAGCCACAGTCGATAAAGGTAGTAAATGCGGAGTAAGATATATGTTCTGGTAAGGTGTATTCACCCAATTCAATAGTCATAGCAGTAGTATATCATAATGGACAGGCATTGTAGGTAGGCAGGATCTTGCGCCTACCATCAATCGGTATTCCTATGTGTATACTTAGATATATAATACTATATATAAGACCCCGAAGGGGTCTATAATATATAACTAGGAGTATAACTATGGAAGATACAACTACCTATCCTAATTGGTTTAATGAGCACGCTAAAAAGAACTTTGAACTTCATTTATCTCAATTCAAGGGTAAACCTGACTTACGGTTCCTACAACTTGGGGTGTTTAATGGAGATGCAAGTATATGGATGTTAGATAATGTACTAACTGACGAGACATCAGAACTTACCGATGTTGACACTTGGCTTGGCTCACCCACAGAAGATGTCCATAACGAGATAAACTTTGAGGGTGTGTGGAAAAGTTATCTTCATAGAATAAAAGATTACAATAACGTATTTCCTAATAGAACATCCACCAACCATTTTCTAAACGTCCACGAAGACGAGGGTAATTGGTGGTATGATTTCATTTATATAGATGCAGATCACACTGCATCAGCCGTGCTAGATGATGCAATAATGGCTTGGCAGCACCTGAAGTCTGGTGGTATTATGGCATTTGATGACTACACCTGGGTCCACGACAAGGGAGCACTGTATGAACCTAAGTCAGCAATCAACTTTTTTTGTTGGGCCAAGCAGTTAGAACTTGAAATTATTGGTGACAACCAGCAATTATGGGTGCAAAAGAAATGACAAAAGACCCCCTTCCCAGTATCTCTACTAGGTTGGGGGTCATTAGTGTCTCTAAAGGGCGTTTAAAGCCCGATTAGGGGTATATAATTACTTGCTTCCAATACCAAATTCTGTGGCTGATGGGTCTATTGCCTTTAGAATAGGTCCTGCAACGGCTGCAACTCCTGCTAATGCTAATGCCTTTAGGTCAGTTGTACCAGTAAGGTATAGAGCAAGCACGGCTGCTACTGCAGCACGCAGATAAGTTGATACGATTGCTTTTAATTTAGTTGTATTCATATTGTCCTTTAAGGGCGAGCAACGCCCATTACTAGGGAGTAAGCACGCTTCTTTAGAAACACACCATCTCCGTTTGATTGACTGCCCTTATTATCCCCTGAGGTATTACCCTCATAAACCATAAGGTATTTCTTTCCATCATTACTGGCACAGATACCAACGTGGTCAGCCTCTGCATCAGCATCGAATTGAAAGAAAACTATGTCGCCAGCCTGCGCTTTGCCGACTGGAACTATCTTGCCTTTACTTGTAAACCATTTAAGTCCTGCTTGACAAGAGGCAAATCCTTTTTTAGTTTGGGCTGCTACCTTAGGTGCTAGTCCTGCTTGGTCAAAGCACCAAGATACAAACATTGCACACCAAGGGTTGTTGTTTAATCCGTACCACTTGCCATACATACTATCATTTCTTTTACCAACCTCTTTGTATCCTACCTGAGATTTGGCTATGTCTACTACGCTCATTATGTCCCTACTTCTTTAGTGATTGTATTATTAACTCTGTTAAGAACTCTACTTTGTCATCTAACTGATTGACTTTATCACGTAGGCTTGAGCCACCATTTGGTTTAAGTTCGGTAAGATAGTGCTTAACCATCCATCTAACTGCAGCAGCAAGTGCTCCAATAAGTGTGGTTAATGCTACGGCTAATCCAGCCCAATCAGTTGGTGTCATTATACGGTCCTAATCGTAATTTCAATTACGCCTCCGAAACCATCAAACCTTTTGTCTGGTGGAGTCATACGTGTAAATGAGATTTGCTCAATAACTACTTGACGACTTTCGCCAGTAGTAAGGTCTTGCCAGGTAACAACATCGCCACCTTCTTCTACGTTTTCTAACAGTTGTAATCTTGATAGTGCTTTACCTTCATAGCCAGATACCACATTGTATCTATCTGTTTCAATATCAAAACAGTAAACAGGGAATCTCATAACTCTCTGACGAGGTGTAGCAATAGTAGCCTTCGCTTGATAACCCTTAAATATAGGACCTGCACTGGTAGTTGTAGCATCACGATTAAGAATAAACTTATAGGCTACATACTCTTGTGCTGTATCAGGATTAGATGTACCTACTTCAACTGCAGTTACTCCTGCTTCGTAGGTAATATGGTCATACTCAACACCATCTTTATCAACAGTCTCAAGTACTAATGAACCTTTAGTAAAGTCTCCACGAGCAAGTAAACGTTTGAAGTTCTTAGGCTCTAATGTTCCATAGCGGATGTAACCGCTAGTGATAAACCCAGTAGATGCTAGTGTTGCACTTGCTTCAATATTAATGCTACCTACTTTATTGACTTTACCCACAGGTGATACGGCAGTAGATGCTACGTTAGAGGCAGTCTTAGCATAGGTAAATGTTGTAGTGGTTGGTACGCCAGTAACTGTATACTTACCATTAAATGTAGAGTCAACACCTTCTACCCATATCTGGTCATCAACGGCTAGGCCGTGTGCTGCAGATGTGGTTAAGGTTGCTACGTTAGATGTCAATGCTTTGTTACTTATTGAGCCAGCGTTAACTGCTGTAGTAGCAAATACTAATCGGTCTGTTGTGCCAGCAAATGCACAGGTTACTGTGCTGTATCCTGATGTACCGCTTACATATAAGTCATTAGCATAAGCAAAGCGTAAAGTCTCTATCTCATTACCAAGGTCAATGCGGATAACTCCTGCTGCGCCATCTACGCCAGTTGCACACCAGATGAATCTGTCTCGTGCAGCAAAGTCATAGCAAGGCTGAGTGGTTTCCACAATAAGTGGACCATAGTTAATGGAGCCGTCTTGGTCTGAGACAACTGCTGCACGGATTCCTTTGTTAGTACCTATCATCATATAACCTAGGTAGTAATAAATCTTATGGATAATCTCTCCAACTGGCATCTCTGCTGCAGTAATAGCAGTAGTAAGAGTTGGCATAACACCAGAGGTATTAAGAGTAAATTTAAATATGCTTGACTGGGTGCCACTATAACCTGCTACATAGATGGCTGGACCAGAAGCGGTAATGCTTGAGAATACAATATCAGTATCACTGTGTGTATATACAGGGCTTGGAAGAGCAGATGCAGATGAAGATATTTCGTATATCTTATTGTTAATACCCATAACAATGCGGTCTTTAACATATTCCATAACAGCAGTATTTACAGTAATACCATTGTCGGTAATCATAAGAGTATCACCAGCACCAGAAACACCAGTTAATAACTTTTTATATACACGCAATCTTGGAGTACCGCTAGCAATAATATTGGTAATCCAAAAAGCATTAGTACCATCATCACATATAGCATTAACTGCATAATCAGTTCCTGCTGCATAATCTAAGAAATGTGTAACAGTTCCATCTTCTGCAATTTTGTCTACATCATACTCATCCCACAGAAGGACTCCATTAGTTCCACCGTACTCAATAGAACGAGCAATCTGAAATGGTTTACCATTGGTCTGAATTGCACCAGATGTATAGTGTGCAGTAGCGGTGTCTTTAAGTAAGGTTACTTGTCCTTTAGTCCAAACATTAACACCTTTGCTATCTGTAAATCTATAGTCAACAGTCTCACCAGCAGATGGGTCGTAGAACTTAATACCTGAACCTGAGTGGAATGATGACTGAGAACGTAGCCACCAACCAGTAAGTGATTGCTCACCTGGCTCTTTACCATTATCAAACTGGTCCTTCTTATAAGGTGCAGTCTGTCTAATGTATGGGCGTGCATCATTTATGGCATAGAAGAACGGTTGTCCACCAATTGCTACATCGTATGAATCAGATGTATTCTGCCAGTATTGAGATGTAGATACGATACCAATATCTGCAGTACCGCGAGCAATAGGTAAACCATCGTTTGCTAATGGCCATATATTGCCATCACCTTCGGTTATATCACGACCAGCCACAGTGCTCCTTAATTAGAAAAATTAGTTGAGCAGTTTGTTATCTTGCTCAGGATAATTTATTATGACCAGTATTTAATGATTACTAGACCAGAACCGCCATTGCCTGCAAGTCCTTGATGACCTGCTGCACCACCTGATGGTTGAGTTGCAATACTTAGAAAACTTCCACCATTTCCAGAATTAGGTTTAGCATCTACAAGTTTTCTACTATTAGTTGTCCAAGTTGAGTTATTTGTATCTCCAAATAATAACTCTATATAACCACCACTTGTAGTGTTAACAAAAGCACCAGTACCACCTCTACCATATCCATCACTGTTTGGCGGTCCACCTGCACCACGAAAAATATTTACTTGGTGTGAAGTATTTACTTCAATTACACCTGTTCCAAAGCCAAACTCTGCATATCTATTATGGTTATAAAATCTTGGAGTTTGACTGCTAGCGTTTGTAGTTCCTAGAGTTGATGTTACAATTCTATGAATTGCATTTCCACCAAGTCCACCACCATCTCCTGACCCAACCCAAGATGAAGTAGAATTTGTTGTTCTAGTTCCACCGCCTCCTGAACAGGCTCCAGAAAAACCACCACCTCTATTACCTGAACCTGAGTCCAAACCGCTTCCACCACCACCACCACCACCATTAGCAATGGTCATAGTTTCAGATGCCAAAAGAGTAACACTTCCTGTTTTAATTCCAGCCCAAATATATCCAGAGGAATCACCATCTACATATGTTGAAGCAGTTGTAACACCTTCTTCAAATTGTGGATTTGAAAAAGTCATACCATTACTACCATCAACTCTATTAACTCTTAAAGTACAATAAGCAGCAGTTGATGGTGATGTTCCACCGACCTGTGCTCTATTCCAAGAACCAGAAGCGCCAGTAAATGTAGAACCAGTAGTTGTACTTATAGATGTTCCATCTTCGGTAAACCATCGTAACGCTAAAGTACCGTTACTAGCAGTACCACCATTGTCTCTATAATACATACTAAATGTGTATGCGGTTGACGCTTTAACTTTATATGTTTGACCATCCCAAAAATTAAGACTAGACCATTGCTCAAAGTTTAACGTGCCTCCTCGTATTGCTGGTGCATAACTTAATGAGAATGAAGTGTTTGCAAAAGCAGGGTCCGTTGCTGAGCCTGCTGTAGTTCCAACATACCCTAAAAATTGTGGATTAATAAATAAATTTTTAGGAGTACCAGTTCCAATGTATGAAAATTCTCCATTACCACCATTGATGGTATTAGTTCCATAGCAAGCACCACCACTGCCAACGTATACATTCATATTTGCAGTTAAAGATAATTGTTTTTTAACTATACCTCCAGCACCTCCGCCACCACCAAGACCAAAAGTATTAGTATCAGTATAAAATCCTCTACCAGCACTACCTCCACCACCAAGGATTGTAACCTCAGCAAGAAGTGGATTACCAACACCATATCCACTAGGTAGTGTAAATGTTGAAAGACCAGGAGTTGTGTACTCTATTGTTTTTTGGCTTACTCCGCTTGATACAGGATTAAGTTTTGATACGGCCATTATGAAATCTCGCTTCCGAATGCTGAGAATGAAAGGTTAGCAGTTGATGCATACACAGTAATAACATCTGTGGCTGCAAGGGTAATACCAATGGTCAGCATTGTTGAATCATTGGCTGCCACTGTAGAGTCATAAGCAATGTAATGCTCATTGGCCAGTGTTGCACCCGCAGGGCGGATAGCAATACGATATGTTGCTGATGTAGCAGCACGATTACATACAACGATAGTAGATACTACTGCTGATGTAGCAGCAGGTATTGTATCTAAGGTTGTTGCTGTTGTTGCTGACGGGGCTACTTGGCCCAGTACTTTATATGTTGTTGGCATTATGCTCCCATTGTCATTAGTGCTGTTGGTGTTGAATCTGCTGCAGCAACCGCTGCAGTTACTTCTGAATCAGTCGCTAGGACTGTGGCTGAACCAGCCAGTGTTGCTAGGTCTCTTGCTTTACTCATTAGTTATCCTCTGGTTCTGGTGTAATAAATACATTATTGACTGAGTCATAAATATCACCAATAGCAGCATACTTACCACGAATGTTATTGTTGTAAGATGTCTGCAACCAAGTACCACCTAGGTTGCAATCTACCGCTAAGAACTCTTGTCCTCTTGATTCCTGTGCATTATCTACAACTAGAACACGAAGAACTTTATTATTTGAATCTATCTCTGCAAAATGTGCCATTATTTATTCTCCTTATCCTAAGTAATTAATTTGACAAAAACCTGAACCGCCAGCAGAGCCAGAAGTATTCTGCCTACCTGCGCCACCGTTGCCAGTATTTGTAGGACCGTTGTGTGTGTTGGCATTTTGGTTTGAACCATTTCCACCAGCACCAAAACCATAAAGTCCTGGTCCTCCTATAGTGTGATTCCACAGACCAACAACGCTTTGTAGGTTAGTTGCTTGACCAGGTCCGCCAGCCCCGCCACCGCTTCCAGCGTAGAAGTTAGCAGTAGTAGATTGTGCCCAACCACCAGTTGAACCACCAGAACTTAAAAGTGCAGTTCTGCTACCACCTCTATTAAATCCTCCATAAGCATTAGTTCCAGTTCCAGGTGAAGTTGCTTCTTCGCTAGTACCACCGCCACCACCGCCACCGCAAACTAATAATGAACCAAAACTTGAATTAGTTCCAACACCACCTTGATTATCTGCAGAGGTGCTGCCGCCAGAACCGCCGCCGCCAATAGTTATGGTGTAAGTAGTTCCAGGAGTAACAGTTACAAATTGTTTTACAACT